ATGCGATTATACAAGCGGGGGCTACGCCGTAACCGTCGTACGCACTGTAGTAGTTCACTTCGCCCGAGGAGGAGACAATGCGCGCGTGGTTCGCGCTGGACGGGTTAGGAGAACGCAACCAAGCGATACGCGCCGTACCCGCCGCGTCGCGCTTGATACGCTCAGTCGCCGTCAATCCGTTATAATATTCGAGCTGCGTACCGTCTTTGTAGCTTGCGCTGTCCCAGTCCCCGAAAATCTCGGGGCGGGAGAGTAGGAAAAACTTATCCGCTTTAAGGCTGTAAAGCTGATTGATAGCAAAAGCCGTACCGTCGAGGCTTTCGACCTCAAAGAGCGAATTTGTACGGCAAGCAAGTACGGCGGGCTGCACGACCGCCAGGAAGTCGGCGGGCAAACCGTGCATAAAACCGTTATAGCTCGTAGCCCAGGACGCGGGACGGTCAAATACGTTAGTAGGAGTCCACACCGAGCCCGCAGCGGCGGCGCTGTTGAGCCATTGACGGACGGCGGATTGAGCGTAGTTATTGCTGCCGAAAATAGCGCGGTGCATATGGTTTACATAAGGGCTGTTTCCGTTTGTTGTGCCGAGGCTCGTACCCTCCGAGCCCTCCGTAAGAGTAACGGTTTCAAGCGCCGTTGTCGTAGTCTTATTTGCATAGCTTTTAACGCTTTTGCCCTCGAGGGTAGCGTTATAGGTCATAGCAAATACGAGCTGACCGCCCACGGGGAGCGCCTTTGTAAGCTCAAATTGAAACGTTTTGCCGTTGTCTGCGGTGTACCATAATTGATTTGAAATTGTGATATTATAGGTGCCCGCCGCGAGTTCCTGCTCTGCATAATAGAAAGCCTCGGTCGCGTCGTACTGTACCGCCTTTTGCGCCCCGCTCGACAAGCTGTAAACGTTCTTTGTTTCAAGCGTCATTGTATGCGTGAGCTTATTATTTGCCGCTGTATGGTGGTCGTGCGCCCGTACAACCCATATAATATTTTGCGTAGTATCAGCGTCGAGGGTGGTAAACTCGTAACCAACGGGAAAGAGTTTCTCGCCAAGCCCGAGGCGGACGGCGTTTTTAATATCCTCCCAGGTATTAACCGCTGTAAGCGTGTCAATATGTACGGTCGTTTGTTCTCCCTCTCGGTTGGTAACGGTAATGTCCGCTCCTGTTGTCGTTTGCGTAGCGGAGATATTAACGTTTTCCGCGCCCTCTGCTGCCTCTGCTGCCTCGTTAGCTGCTGCTGCCGCAGAGTTAGCCGCTCCCGCTGCGGTATTCGCTGCGGAGGCTGCGTTATTTGCGTTCGTTTTTGCGGTATTTGCACCGCTTGCGGCATTATTTGCCGCTGACGCTGCCGAGGTCGCGTTTTGCGCGGCAGTATCGGCTCCGCCTGCCGCTGTTTCCGCTTTCGTCGCTGCTGTATTTGCTGCCGCTGCTGCGGAATTTGCAGCGCCTACGGAGGTTTCGACCTTGCCGAGCGCGTCAATCAACGCGGGGTATTCGTCGGAGCTTGCGGGTGCGTCGGGATTATAAGCCGCTCGCTTAATTTCAATATAGAAAATTTGCGAGCTTAAAAGGGAGTTGCCCTTGTAAAGCCCGATTTCCGCAACGGCAGTACCCGCGACGGCGAGCGTTTGCTCCGTGAGCTCGACTTTGATAACGCCGTTTGCAATCGTTGCAGTTTTGAGTGCGGTATGACCGTCGGGCTTTGTAAGCTGCAAGCGAGCAGTTACTCCGCTTTCGAGCGTGTACTCCTTGCCGCACTCGAGGGGCACAATTTCCACAAAGCGGCTCTCCTTGTCGTACTGCTTTGCAAAAATCGTAATAGGGAGTGTATCGCGCCCAAAGTCAAGCGCGATAGAGTGTGTAAGTTGCATATTGTTTCCTCCTTGCTTATTTCTCCGTCCAGGGAGTCCAGTTTGTATTAAGGATAAACGACCGTATATAAACCTTGCAGCCCGCCGCCGTTGCGGTGTAACGTTGAATAAGGTTAAAGCCGTCCGTTGTCGAGAGTACCTCGAGATAGCCCGCTCCGCCTGGCGGCGCGTTGCTTATTCCGCTTGTTGTAGGCGCAAAGAAAATACCGCCGTTTTTATAGTTGTTAAAGTCGCCCTCGACGTGCCCTGCATATCCCAGGACTATAACTCCGTTTGCGGCTATATTGCCGTCAACGTCGAGCGCCTGGGTGGGCTCCCGCTTATTTATGCCTACTTTTTTTCGGCGGAACGATATTAAGGGCGTTCCCTGCGATACGGTTATTGTTACCGTGTCGCCCGTTAGGTTATCATAAACATAAAACCGCACGTACCAGGAGTAATTAGCGTCCAGGCTTAACCACTCGTCCGAGGCGAACGTAAAGCCGTTGTCGGTAAAGGTCGCAAAGCTCGTTATATCGGTCAAAGAGCTATAAGCGCTCGCGTCCGTCCTCTTATACTGGTAATAGAGCTTTCGCAACGTGTTTTTATTGACGCTATTAACCTTAACGGGTGTAATATCCCCCTCGAGGGTTACTTGCGTTACGTCCTCAACCTCGTTTACGCGCCGCATAATTGCGGTTGTTATGTCTATGCTTTCATAGGCAATAACCGTAATGTTTACCGTAGCCGAGGAAGTGTAGCCGCGGCTGTCGATTGCGGTAACAATTATAGGCACCGTGCCCGAGGTGTATATTTTGCCGACGTTCAGCGTTACGGTTGTGCTTGAGGCGGTCGAGGCGCCCGCCGCAACGGAGTAGCTCGAAATGGTCGCGCCGTTTTTTGCTGTTGCCGCTGACGCGGTAACTTGCAGCGTTGATACTGACTGTATCAAAATTTGGTTATTTCCCGTAACTCCCGCCGCGGTGGTGTTCGTGTCTTTGTAGGTAAACCCCGAAAACGTCGGCGCGGAGTTTGCCGCGGTCGTTTGCACCGTCGCCGTTTTGGTCGAGGTGCTGCCGATTTGCGAGGCGCCGCTGAAAGTCGAAAGCTCAAACGTGCCCGTAAAGCTCTTTTTTGCCGACATATCCGCGAGGATAGACGAGCGCTGTGCCGCTGTAAGAGTAATTGTATTTGAGCCGTTCGAGAGCAAAAGCCCCGTAAGGGTTAAAACTGTCGTGCTGCCGTCCTTTAATACGAGCTTGTGTTTGTAGCTCGTATCATAGACGGTAGCCGAAAACGTTATTTTTGCTGTTGCATTATCTGCCGTTAATGTGCTTACGGAGGAGAGCACCGAGCCGCCGAGCGTCTTTATTGTTTTTGTGCCCGACGAGCCGATAACGTGATTGTATTGTTTTCGCGCTCTAACTGCGATAGTATAAGACGTGTTCGGGGAAAGCCCCGTTATGGTAATGCTATTGCTCGTGCCCGCAGAGGTCGAATACTGCTTATAGCTGCCCCAGTTGTTCGTTGTATAGTCCCATATATCGCACGTTGTAGACGCGGACGCGGAGAGCTTTACGGAGTTTGCGGTTATGTCCGATACGCTTATGCTGATAGACGGAGCCGAACGGTCAATATTTGTAAGCGTCATAGTTCCGCCGTACTCGGCGGCAGCGGAAATATAAACTCTCGTAGAAAAGCCTACGGATATGCTTTTCTTACCGTCCGAGCTGTGGTAAACAGTTAGACTGCCGCTTGTTGAGCCTTTGGCAGCAGGAAAAACCTTGCTGCTCCAAGAGGTAGCGCCTTTATCATAAACAACGGTGCCGTTTATAGTTATCTTTGTCGGCGCAATGGAGTAATAGTTTACTGCGCCTCCGATAGATTGCAACGTCCAATTAAGAGTTGAGTAATTTCCCTTTGCGTCTATTGACTCCGTTATAGTGAGCTGTAAATACCTACCGTCGTATGTATTACTTACCCAGGTAGCCATAGCGTCGCCTCCTTAATCAAGCAGTACAAAGTTAAGCCCATCCGTATGAGGCACAAACTTTCCCTTGCCTATTGTCAGCTCGTCCGTAACCTCTGTTTTACGCAATGTTGTTAAGTCCTTATTGACCGTCAACACGATATTTCCCGCGTGCTTTACGGCAAACTGCGTATTGTCTATTATGGTTTCGGTCGAGCTTTCCGAGTTTGTAATGTTAATTCCGCGTCGGTCTATCTTTACGTTTGTGGTATATATTTCGTTCGGGGCGGGGCTCCAATGCGTTTTTTGCTCGCCCTCCACTAACATAAAGTCCGCTACGTAAAGATAATAACCCGTTGTCCCCGCCGCGAGAGTTACGGTATCGCCCGAGGCGGTAAAGGTCAGCGCGTAATCCGTCCAGGAGCCCGAGGCTTGCGTATCGAAAATATAAGTATCGTTTCCGCCGTTATTGAGCAGCGCGTAGCACCTATTGCTCGTTGCTGCACGGGCACGGAAAGTGAGCGTATATTTCTTACCGCGCAGTACGGTTATCTCCTGCGACAACGTAGCAATACGCAGCCGAAAGAGAGAGCCCGAGGAGGTGTTGTTGATAGCCTCCGCCGTTTGCTGTGCTACAACGGAGCCCGAATAGTTCCAATCGTCCGAAACGCCGTTTAAGCCGCTCGAGTTGCGAATATTGTTAATTCCGCCCGTTGTCTTTGATGTGTAGGACAGCGTAAGGCTTTCTACCGTCTGCCGTAATTGTGAAACGGTCGTTTCGAGCGTTTCCACGTCGCCCGTTAATACGGTTTGAACGCTCGTTATAAGGCTTAATAACTGTTCGTCGGCAGCGACAAAGGCTTGCTCTATGCTGCTTGCGGTTTCTCCGATTTCGTTTGTTACCTCGGCTTTGTAATGTTGCGAGATAGCCGAGCTTTGCACGCTGTCCGCTTGCAGCAGCGCGCCGTTGAGAATACCCGCGGATATAAAATCCGCAACTATTGCTCCGTCCATAGTCATAGCGAGCGAATACTCGCCGTTATAGCCCGTTGAGGAATACCCGAGCCCGCCGCTATTCCAACGCCATACATTAACCGCCTCGTCTATTGTCGGCGCGTCGAGTATGAGTATTTCCTGCGGCTTTTCGGCAGGGTTTAGGACAACGTAGCCTCCCGAGTGTCCCGTAATAAGGCTCGTAGCGTTAGCTATTGCCTTTTTGAGCTGTTCGGCAGCCTCCGCTTGCCCCTTTTTAACGGAGCTTTTGATTTCTTGTATTGCCGCTTGCTGCTTGTTTACGGTGTTCGCAAACGAGCTTTTAGCGTCGCCCAGGGTAACGCTCTCGTATTTCTCTTGCAGAGAGTTATATACGGTTTTAATTACCTTTGACGTAGCCGCTACGCCGAGCTTTGAAAAACGCACGGTAACGGTGTCGCAGAGCTTAACCCTCTCAAGCGGCGCAATGTTTTTATATTCCTCCGTCTGCCAAAGCTGCACGAAAGAAACGGTAATATTAACTTTTGGCGTGCCGAGGTCTGCCGCCGCAGCGTATGCGGTAGCTTTGGCTCGCAGCTTTTCCTCGGTTATTTCCTCGTTATCTCCGAAACGGTCGGAAAAGTCCATAATAAAGGCTTTATAATGTCCTATGTCCTCCGCCTCGGTAAGCGGTATAACCTTTTCAGCAAGGTAAACATACTTTTCCTCGGAGTTGCCGCTTTCGTCCTGGACGGTATAAACCGCATACGGCATTAAATGCGTGTAGCACTCCGCTATATTGCTTTCCTGCTTGAGGTCTTTAAGGTTTTTACCGTACTCGATAACTACGCCGTTATCTTTGCCGCGGTGCAAATAGAGCTTTACTGTAAAATTGTCAAACTCATACTCGCCGCCCCAAACGTCGAGTAAAGAGCCCGTTTGCCCTCCAAGGAGTGCCCGCACCGAGCACGGCGTTAATATTTCCGTGCTGTTCAGCGTCGATATATTGCTATATGCCGTGAACGGGCACGGGAGAGCCGCTCCCTCGATAGCTTTCGTTAAAGCCATTTGCGGGGTTGCGTTCTTGATTGAAAAGCCGAGCAGCGGTATACCGTTAAGGTCGTAGGAGATATGCTCCGCCGAATATGTAACGATACCGTTTATAGGTTTCGAGCTCTTATAAATGCGGAATAACTGCGGCTCGCTCGTTTCGTTGGCTTTTGCTTTTATAATCGCGCCCTCTGTAATTTCGGAGTAAAAGCGCCCCGTAATAGGGTATTGCAGCGAAAGCTCATAGCTGCCGTTGCGCTCCTCCGTTACGGTTGCTTTTACAGCCTCGGAGAGCAACCCCACGCCGTTATGAGTAAAGGTTGTTTCGCTTTTGTTGTAGAGTGCGGGTATCATAAGCAGCACCACCTCGGCACGATTTCAAGCCGCGTAACGTTTCCCGTCCAGGCAATAACGTTTTTGCCAGGAGCGAGCGTCGGAAAGCCCGCTCCCGTCATTTTGTTATTTTTGGCTACGTTGTCCTTGTAGGCGTTCATAGCCTCGGAGTCTATCTCTATATACTCGTCTATATCCGAAAATGTAAACGAGGCATTATTGATAGTGAGCGTTACCGTGCCGCTGCCCGTAATTTTGATATACGGGGACGACGGGAAAAACTCGGCATTATACAAGGAGCCGCCCGCCGTGAATACGACGGGGTTTTGCCCCTCAAACGAATACTTAAACGGCTTACAGTTAAAAGAGAGCGAGAGCGCGCCCGTTTCGCGGAGCTCCTGCTCTATATCCGCTTCGTCGTTATAAGAGGCAAGGCGAAAGTATTTGCCGTCGTAGCTGTCCCATAAACGGAAATACCCCGCCTCGGAGAGCAGCCAACCCTTTATTTGATGTGCGAGCACCGCAAAGCTGCGGTCGGTCGTATTGAGCAACGATAGCTTATACGGAATAGTGATGTTTTTATAGCGCCCGTTGTCGGTCAAGAGGTCGCCGCTGCGCCCTGGCACGCTCGTATACGTCACGTCCCGTGCCGCGCCCTTGTAAGAGCTTTTCTCCGAAATGAGCAAAGCATACTCGAGGGAGCTATGCTCGCGAAACATTAGAAACGGTAATTTTTCCATTACGCAAATACAACTCCCTTTCGTCTTATTTTCTCCTCTATAAGCTCGAGCAGCAGCTCGACAAAAGAGTTTACGTCGTCGGGACTTTCAGCCTTGAGGCTGTCAATGTAAATTGACTTTTCGCCAAACTCGATTTTTATTACATACTTGCCCTCGGCGTTGTCTGTACTCTTTTCTGCTTTTTGGAGGTTTGTATAATCTTTGTTTTCGTTTGCGGTCAGCACGCGCTCGCCTTTGTGGAGGAGTGCGGGGTATTCGTCATACGGCACGTATTCCATACCGATACGGAGGCGGGATATTTCCTTTATATTTAACCCCTTTCCGCCGATACCTGGCACCCAGTCGGGTATTTTGATTTTATTAAGCCCTCGGATAAAGACGTTAAGCCCGTCGATAATCCAGTTTATAGGCACCTTAAAGGCGTTTTTGATACCCTCAAATATGTTAGAGAATATCTTTACTACCGCGTCCCAGGCTCCGCGCCAGTTACCCGTAAAAACGTTCTTTACAAAGTCGATAATACCCGAGAAAACGTTTTTAATATTGCCTACTACTTTTCCGATACCCTCAAATGCGCCCTTAAATACCGTATTCAATACGTCCGCCACAACCCCGAGCGCCGCTTTAAGCGGTGTAAGAGCCTTACTTATAAGCCCCGTAAAAAGACTGATAAGCGGCGGGAGAATAAGGTTAAGCAAGTCGAGCAAAGGCTCGAGGAGCGTAAACAAAAGCTCAAGTATCGGTTTGAGAATAGGAGCTATAAGCTCTATAAGGCTTATAATTACGGGCAATACCGCCTCGAGCAGACTTGTTAATATAGGCATAAGCTGATTAAGTAAGTCCGTGAGTATCGGTAATATCATTTCCACGATTTCCAAAATAGGCGGTATAATCGTTTCAATTAACGTAGTGATTACGGGCAATATCGCCTCGATAATCTGCACTAAAAGCGGCATAACCGTATTTATGAGGTTAATTAAAACGGGTAGGATTGCCTGGATTATTTGCAAAATCGGAGGGAGCAATAGCTGTATAAGCTCAATTATTACGGGGAGCACCGCTTGTATAATCTCAATCAGAGGCGGCAAGAGCGCTTGTAATAGCTGAATAATAACGGGTAATACCGTGTTAAGGATTTCCGTTATTAAAGGCATAAGCCCCTCTATGAGCTGTACGACAATATACGCCCTTTTTGTAGTCCTTGCCGATAAAGCACATAATAGCCGCTCCCACGTCAAGCGCTATAAGGACGGCGGGAAAGATATACATTGACATTTTCTTTTTCTCCTCTCGTTTTTGCGTCATAGTTTCCCTCGCTTTCTGCTCCGTTTCGGAGCGGGCTTTTTATACATACGGACGGTTATATAATAGCCGCCGTTGATTTCGTTGTAATACGGTTTGCAGTCTGCCAGGGCGTAGCCCTCATAAAGACGCTCAAGCTCTGCGCGGTTGTCATTGCCGCTGTTTCCAAACTCGCGTATTTTGTACTGCGGTATTCTGCCGTCGCGTTCGGACGTTTTCGGCTGTTCAAGGTTGCGGCTCCCCCTCCAACCCCTGCCGCGGATCGGGCTTTTTTCGAGGATAACCGCACAGCCCCGT